TGGATCGTGGTGTTGCAGCTGAAGCGGGCTTCCGTTCCACCAAAACCGTCATCAACCAGTTCGTTGCTGTATTTTGACGCTGCAAAGAACGCCCACTTATCGAGCTGAGAGACATCAATATGATTGCCGAACCCGTACCTAGTGTTGGTCAGCAGATCCCATAAGATCCACGCTGGACAAGCGCACCAGGTTACAGCGGCAAGTGTTCCGTCCCAGACGAAATTCTGTGGGTAGATAATTCTGCCGGTGTCGGAGTCAACGGTGACACCATTAGGAATCCTGACCTTGACACCTTTGACCAAGTACTTACGCGATGGGATGCTGTTGAATTGCTCAGCATCAACACGCAACCCGACAAGTGCGCTATTTGGGTAAGTAAGCTTTGCCCACTTGATTTCCGTCAAGCTTGTCCAGCTAAAAGCGTTAGTCAGCAGCGAGTTACTGCTATCGCCCGTGATGCGCTCAACCTTGACATCGACGTTGTCGGTAGGGTTTGGTCGCTTCAGTTCAATCAAATAATCTTTTTGATATAAATCAGCGGTGCGGCCACTGATCTTATCCTCAACAACCTTTACAAAGCCTGCATTCGCATACTGCAGATAAATCTTCAGTCGAACAGAAGTGCCTTCAGTGTCTCCAGTTTCGTTATCAATCTTTTGTAGCGATGGAATTGAAATGGTGATCCTTACTGCATCGACTTCGTCATCAGTGACGCTTTCTATGATCGGGACGGATTGCGCGACAGGGCGATTCACTGCACGCTCGTTTTCCGTTCCAGGAGTCAGAGGAATATGCTCTTGGCTTTGCGTACCGTTGCGGGTGTAAACAGTAACGTCTTCAAAGTTAAAGTCGCCGGTTACGCCTTCCAGCTGGGTGTTGTTTAGAAAAATCGATTTGCTTCCGTCAACTAAACCTTCAATTTCGCCTTCTGAAATGAGGTCAATAACATTTGCGTATTGCCTTGAATCAAGAGAATCAGGCGTGGTTTTAGGTGAGCGGCTACTGCCACCACCGCCACCACCGCCTTTGCCGCCACCGCCGCCGCCACCAGCACCGATAATCGTTGTCATGTCCTTACCTGAACGGTGTCAATACCAGCAGAGATAACAACGCTGCCAGTCAGAGTCTTACCGTAAACGATAGGAACAGGCGTGCCACCACGGCTTGTATTTTGTACGCCGGAAAATGAATACGATTGAGACTTTCGTGGATCTTGTTCAGTATCTGGGCCTTGCGGAGTTGCAGGTACTGGGGCGATCAAACCTGCGATGCCGTTAAGAACCAGCCCGGCACCAAGAGCCACAAACGCCGTTCCAACAGTTCCAATTCCGGCCAAGCCGCCCAAAGCAACACCAGCAGATGCGATCGCACCTATGCCAAAAGATAAACCGATAATTGCAATACCTGCCAAGATTTGAGCTGTCGGACCGCCGCCTGCGCCGCTAATTACAGGCACAATTTTGATTTCCTCTTGGCCTGTTGGGTGATGCAACTCATCTAACGTCAAAGCACCATCTCCCACTAAAACTTTGTAGTGGCCCTCCGACATGTGTTGCTCTAGTCCTGGGAAGTTAACAATCAGCATCCTCACTGCCTCGGCAACGCTGCCAAGATCTGCTTCCAGTACAGTTCGACCAACAAACTTGGCGAGCTGCCCGTAAAGCCTGACCTTACGCAACATGACGCAGCCGCCTCCCTGTCACCGATTGTAGCCAGCCACCGTAAATATCTCTACTGCTTAGGCGTCCTGCAAGGTGATGTAGCACCATCCCATCACCGATAAATACGGCGCAGTGATTCAAGCCTTTGCCGTTAATCTGCATCAGCAGCAAGTCGCCACGCTCCAACGGTTCATTTTCGGCCAACTGGCGGAATCCTGTTGCAGCCCAGGCGCCATCAAACATCGGCGCATTCATGAACAATTCTGGTGTTGCAGGGCGATCCCAATCGCGCAGCATGATTCCTTGTTCTGCGTACCAGTCACGCGCCAAAGTCCAGCAATCGTTGACAGCCCAAGTCCATTGCCTGCCAATCAAGGGAGCCTTGTAGCCGCAAGGGCAGTATTCGCCCCAGGTTTCAATTCGTGGGTTGACGATGTACCAAGGGAGGCCGTGTTTTTCTGCTGAAACTCGATCGGCTTCGCTGGGAACTGGTGCGGTGTGCGGATGGCTGTGAACAATGCCGATAATTTCACCAGCATCTGATGCAGCAGCGTAATCCTCAGGATTCAGCACGAACATGCTTTCCATGTTGTGCGCCATATTGCGGCATGGCCAATACCGCTCACGGCCTTTGACGACAACGACTAAACCAACCGACTCCCAAGGATCGCGGTCCTTAGCGTCTTGTAAAGCAGCGTCGCGCCAAGTCATGCGAAGAAAGTGCCAATACCGGGATAGCCGCCAAATGGCAGCTCGTTATTCTCACCAAATCTAGCTTCGCAGCTACTCTGCTTCTTGCCGCAAACATCCTCAGATGTATTCACAACAGGGTTGTCATTGGCGTCAAAATAGTTGGTGCCTGTGTAACCGCATTCAGCAGATCGATACACCCATTGGCAACGACTGATGCACTGACGCTTGGGTGCGCGAACACCTGCAAGGTCAAAAGCACTGGCTAGCTCAAATTCGACTAAGTTTCGATTTTCGGTTGATTTTCGGTCAACGTAATAAACCTCTAACGGGAACAAAGCAGTTGAATCGGGCGTGCCGTAAGGATTCCCCGTTTGTGAAACACCGATTAAAGCATCACCATTTTGCGCCGTTAATATGTCGCCACTTTGCGTCGCTAATGGCGATAAGGCAGTAAGGAAATTTGCGTCATCGATGTAACGCGCCAACGTACGAAGCCTCGTAACTTTTGCGCCTTCCAATCCGTTCGGCAGTGTCGCCAGCAGTGCCGTAATCGTGCTGAGGATGTTGCTAACCCTTAGCGTTGGCCTTGGCAAACTACCTTGACCAGAATATGCAAAGCCATCAGCTTCAATCGGCAGCGCTATATAAGTTGTGCCGCCAAACACTAAATTGTTGCCAGAGTTTTGTCTGGTGCCGTTGTGGAAATAGTAAGTCTGGTTTACACCGTGCTGGTTGGCGTTTAGTTCGAGCTGAAATAGCTCAACGATCGCAGTCGGATTGATTCCCTGCAGCTCACCAGTTATCGCCGCACTGGATTCAGTGTCGGTATAACCGACATCCCAGTAACCGGAGACAACGTAAGCCATGTTCAGCTAACTACAGCTTTGATAATGGCAAAGCCGATTACGATTGCTTCGGACAATGATCCGCTAGTAATGTTGCGGACATTGATGCTTGCGGAACCCGATCCAGCCTGAGCGTTCAGTAGATACGACCCAGCGCTGCCTCCGCTGACATGGTTGAGGATAATAATGTCGGTAGCAACGATCTCGGTGTTGGTCAGCGTGAAAGTCACGGTTGTGTTGGCAGCAAGCGCTTCTGGGTCCATCTCGATTTGACCGCACTTTTTACTGAGCGTGACGCCCGTGCTTTTGCTGGTGGCTTGCGTTTCTGTGCCGCCTTCGCCCGCTACGTAGCCAGCTTTATCTGTATTGAGGTTGGTGAAGTTGGCGTCAACTTCGGTGTGAGTGAGTGGTGAGCCTTTGCCAGCCCTAGTGACAATAGTGCTCATGGCTCAAATACTTGGCGGAAGTCCGCTTTTATCTTACTGCGCTCAAAAGAGTAGATTTCTCGTGACCACTCATCGCATACCCACTTATATGCTGTTGTCGTTCCAGGGGGTGTCCAATCGAAGGAGGCTGCATCGACTGCCCTGGCGTCTAGGAATGTCTCGACAATATCAGCGTCGGTGTCCTTCAAGTCAAAGGTAAGTGACCATACCTTTGGGTTTTGGTTCAGGCCGAAAGAAACGCGGTTCTCGTAACCATCCCCAAATTGCACCTTGCGGGTGTTGGGACGACTCTGTTTTGTAGCAGAGTAGATGGGGTCGTAGGAAGGGAAGGTAGCCATCAGTTCGCCAAGAGTCCTCCGGGTCGTTTCTGCTTGATAATCTCAGCCTGGACAGCCGCCGCGAGGGCATTACCCACTTGGTTGGCGCGGGCACCGTTACCTCGGGTATCGGTTTGTGTCTCAGTAACGTTTACAACCACATTAACGTCACCGCCAAGGGCGTTGTTTGGAACAATGGTCCCTGAATTACTTGGAACGAACAGTTCCGGGCCGCGCTCGCCAACGATTGAGGGGCGTCCCACCGGGGGGCTTCCTCCGTCTGCAAACTTAGGAAGCGGACCAATACCGCCCATTAAATTTGCGGCCTCAAGTCCTGCATCGGCTGAACCACCAGAGAATGAAAACTGGGTTCCAAGGGCAAAGGAACGAGCTACCCCGAGCGCGATGTACTGGGCAATCATTCTTGCTGCCGTTTGAATAAGCTGATCGGCAATAACTCTTAGGAAGTCGGCAAAAGCTTCTTGGGCAGTCTTCGTACCATCGACCACTTCCTGTAAACCGGAGATGAGCGAGTCAACTCCTGGAGTTACAGCAGTAAGAGCGTCGTTGTATCGTGCTTGGAAAATAGCCGCCCTATCTATGGCGGGTTGCAGCTGTTCGTAAGCGTCACGCTTTGCTTGTACTGCTTCAATTTCTTTACTTATGGAATCAAGGAGTCTAACATCTTCCAGGTTTAGGAGTGAGCCGCTCTCCCTAACACTGTCGTACCTGGCCTGTAAATTTGCAATTTGCTCGTTGTAAGCTTCGAGTTGAGCAGCTGAATCAGCGAGACGGTTAGCTTCAAATAAACCGCTCTGACCAAAGAACCCTAAACCTTGGCCTGCAAAGCTAAAGGCACGCGATGGATCTAAGTTGCGTATTTGCTGTTGCTGCTGCCTACGTGCATCTGTAAAGGTAGTAGAAAGAGACTGCTGACGCGCCAGTTCTGCATCTCTACGAGCAATCTCCGCGATCTTTGCCTCTTCTCGCTGTAACCTTATAGCGTCTTCAAGCATCTTAAGTTTATACTCAGCGGTTTTGTTTATTGCATTTCTAACTTCTAACTCATTTACACCAACAAGGGAAGCTTCAAGCTGTGTATTAAGTATGTCTGATTCTATTTGCTCTAGACTACTTATGTTTTGCATCGTACTTTTGTAAATAGTGTTTTCAGCGTCTAGTAGATTGTTTCTTCGGTTTGCTGTAGCGACACCGCTTTTCTCCAGATTAAGTTGATTTAACTTTTCTGTGCGTAAATCTTTTTCTATAGCTCGCCTTGCCTGTAGCTCAGCCTGTGCCTGACGGGCACGTTCTCGGTCTCTTTGAGCCTCTTTATTGGTTAAGGCTTCTTTTAACTCAGCGATACGTAGTATATCTTGATTTACCTGCTTCTCTTCTTCTGTCAACTGCGCGTTAAGTTTATCAATTTCAAAGGTCAATTTAGCTACTTTAAGCTGTCCTTCTTGCGTAGCGTAAATATCCCTTCTTGCGGAAAGTTGGTCTTTAATAAGTTTGGTTTCTTGGTCTAAAAGTTTTTGTGTTTTACTTAATTCTTCGTTAAACAGATCCTGCAGGTCTTTTTCAGCGGATGTTGCTTCCGTACCAGGGAAGGGTGTTTGCCCTCTAGTAAATACCTCACTTTCTAGCTGCTTAAGTTCGGCTCTTTCCGCAAGACTTAAGCCGCCTGTTTCTTGCTGCTTGGTTAGTAATCTACTAATCCTATTAGCACGATCCCTGTTTTCTTGAACAAAAGCTGCCTCGCTTTTCCCGCCAGCAGGAGAAATACCCTTAAGCGCTTCAAGTAATGCCCCTAGTGGGCCAGCCATAAGGTTCTTGAAACCTATGCCAATTTCGTTTAACACTTGATCAAACTCTTTACCTTTTTGGGCTAGTTCTTCAAATCTTTTAGATGCGCCAGTTCCATAAACTTCGTCAAATCTTTGGCGAGCAATGGACGCAACCTGTGATTCTCTACCTCTGGCAGCAAGAAACTGCGCTTGACCACTAAAACCTCCCCCCGCACCTCGTCCTAGAGCGGGCAGCAGATCTTCAACAGTAGCCCCTAATTTACCGAACGCTTTGGCTGTATCTAAAGCAGCTTTACCTAGATTGTCTAGCTGTTGCCCGATAGCTGAACCTAAAACACTACCGCCGAAACCACCGAGAGCACCTAACGCACCACCAATGATCGACCCCGGGCCGCCGCCAAAAAGTAGTGGGAAGCCAACACCGGCAGCCAAGTTCTGTGCAAACCTACCGCGAGCCGCTTTTCTCTTAGCAGCTTGTCTATCGTTATTTTTTGACTCTTTCTCCCTTTCGTTATTGAGTTTTTTAGTCTCGTTAGTAAGTTTTTTAGTCGCTTTGGCCTGCGCCTCAATATATTTAGGGCTACCGACCATCGTAGCCGTACCACGTATGGGCGAAGAAGCAGCTTTAATTGTTTTACCTATTTTTTGGTAATACTCGTACTTTTGTCTAATGGCTTCGTCACTACCTAAGACAGAACGGGGTGGTAAGGCGGATGAAACAGCTTTAATTGTTTTACCTATTTTTTGGTAATACTCGTACTTTTGTCTAATGGCTTCGTCACTACCTAAGACAGAACGGGGTGGTAAGGCGGATGAAACAGCTTTAATTGTTTTACCTATTTTTTGGTAATACTCGTACTTTTGTCTAATGGCTTCGTCACTGCCCAGGATAGTGCGCGGAGGCAGTGCGCTACGGGGACCGCCGAGTCGCTGAGCAGCCCGTAACTGTTGCTCAGCAAGTCGTTTCGCTGCTTTGGCGTTCTTTTCACGTAGTTTTCTTTGGTCGTCAAGAGTTTTGTTGATGAGTATCTCTTGACGATCCAGCTCTTTTGCGTCCTGGATTGCCTTTTTGGCATAAAAAGCTGCTTTTTTGGCTTCTGCCTCTGGGGTGCCAAGTACAGTCCTTTTTGCGGCGCGTGAAAGGGGAGTTGATTGTATCTTTGCTTCTGTATTAAACGCTTTTAGCGCCAGGCGGTTTTTGCGCTCCAGGAGTTGTAGCTCCCTTTTAAGTTGCAGTTCTCTTTTATCTGCGATAACATCTTGACGCTTGTTTGCTGCAGTCGTAAACTCAGCGCGTCGTTTTATTGCGTTGCGTAGCTTACCTTCACTAACCCCAATGCTACGTAAAGCCTCAATACGCTTTTTGTAGTCATCAATCCTTTGTTTTTGGCCGATATTCTTGATGTCCGCACGGTTAATCGCCTTTTGTAAGGTAAGTATGCGCCCCAGGGCTGTGGCCACTCTTTCTTGAATAGCGGGGCTTTGGGAGAATTGATCTCTTTTGCGGAGGAGCCCGCTAATTTCAGCGGAACGACCTTTGCTTTCAAATGCTCCGGCACGTTCTAAGGAAGTGAGGCGGGATTCCTGCAGCCTTTTTGCATTAGCGAGGCGTAGTGCTCGCTTTTCGTAGTTAAGCTCCTCTTTGCGGAGCCGTACTTGCTGTGCGTACTCTTGCTTTAGTTTATTATGTGCTTGTTGTTTACGTTCAATGAAAGATTGTATTATTTTAGTAACCTCTAGTTCTTCCTTAGCTGCTTTCAGTTCAACAGCGGCTTGAGTTCTAGTTAGAGGTTTCTTTGGGTTTGCTATTTTGTCCAGCGCTTGGATTCGGCGCTCTAAATCGCGAAGCTTCCTGTCAAATACGTTGACGTTTACGTTGATGTCGGCGTTATACGATGCCACAAGCCCGACACAAAACTACCTATCGTGATTCTAACGACGGCGGCGGGCTTTTTCCATCTCCTTTTCTTGGTCCTCGTTGAGGATCTTGAAGTAGGCGCTCCAGCCGATGAGTTCCTCGGGAGTCATCGTGGTGCGGACTTCGGACAGGCTCATGCCTAGTTCTTTGGCGACGCCAAATTGGAGCATGAGCCAGTTGTCTTTGCGAAGTTCCGCGCTTAGGAGTTTGGGTCCATCTCCTCAGCGTTTTCGTCTTCGC